TCAGATCGCCTCGCAGGTCTATCTCAAAGGGGTGGCCACATGCCGTGGAACCAGTGGCCACATGTTCGTGGAATCGATGGCCACATGTTCATGGAATCGATGGCCACATGCGCGTGGAATACTCAGCATGCTGATGGTTGCGTGCAAAAATGATGCTCTTTCCTAGGATTTGTCCGGTCGCATCCTTGATCCCGTTTTCCATCAGGTTTCGGAGGATCGCGCGGTTGGTGTCCTTGTTGTAGATGACCTTGTCGATCTGCTCTGAGGAGAAGTCATACTGCGCCGGGTCTTCCCCCTGGTCTTCGAGCTCCTGGATCTGCTGCGGCGACAGGCCATCGAGGGTGATGCCGTCGCGGAGAAACTGCGTGGTGTGCTCATAGACCTCGAATGGGGTCAGGTAGCCTTCCTGAACCGCCTGTTCGAGATCGTAATTCGACGTGGGAAGCTGCCCTTCGCACCCAAAGAGGCGGAAGGTGCTCCTCGTCACGAAGTCGACTGGCGTCGCGGTAAGCCCCACCTGATGACAGTCGAAATAGTGAAAGATGTCTCCGTAGACGTTGTAGATGCTTCGATGAGATTCATCTGCGATGATGAGGTCGAAGAAACCAGGGTCGAAAGATTGGAAGACCTTTTGCATCGCGGGATAGGTCGCAAGGAAGACGCGCTCACTGGCGTTCGTCCTCACGCGTGATGTGATGATCCGCGTGGGCTCCGAAAGGAAATCGTTGAAGGCGTTCTTGGCCTGCTTTCTGAGTTCTTTTCGATCGCAGAGGAAGAGGACCCGCTTGACCCAACCGGCTTTGATCAGAAGGTCCGTCAACGCGATCGCAACGCGTGTCTTGCCTGTACCAGTGGCCTGAACCACCAGCGCCCGACGGTGCTTCTGTGAGAACCGCTCAGAAACTCTTTTGATCGCTTCGAGCTGGTACAGCCGATCCACGATCTGATCGCTGATCGCGACTGTGTCGAGGGGCTGTTTGTGGTGCCGCTGGTAGTTGGCCAGATGCTGAAGGCTGTCCTTGGAGTAGAAGCCATAGAGCTTCCGCGGAGGAAAGTCCTGTGCGTCGTCCCAAATCCAGATGTCGAAGCCGTTCGTGTAGAAGATGACCGGGCGGTGCCCATACCGCTTTTCAAGGCTATCGGCATAGAGTTTGGCTTGATGTCGACCAAGCTCGGCATCGGTCGAGGTCTTCTTCGCCTCGATAACGGCCAGCGGGTTTCCGTTGTCATCCCACAGCACGTAATCGGCGTAACCGATGCCCGTAGCCGTAGGTTGTCCGTCGACCTCGACTTCCTTGCCCACTTGAGCCGTGTTCTTGGCGCCTTCTGCGATATCCCAGCCAACGCTCGCCAACATGCTATCGATGAGGCGCGTTCGGGTTTCTGCCTCGCTGAACTGAAGTTCATCGGCCGCCGCCTGTGCCGAGCTTGCTAGATGCTTGAGCTCAGCCGCTTCCTTCTGGGCGGCGGTTGCCTTCGAGCGCGCTTCTTCGAGTTCCGAGAGCAGCGCGTCCATCTGTGCTTCCTGCGCCGCCAGTTTTTCGAGAACCTGGCGCCGTTCCCGCTCCTCAACCTGACCGGGAATGCCCGGCTGCTGGAAGGCGGGAAGCTGGTCCGCTTTCGCTTGCCCGTATCGGACACACATCCAGCGGGCCAGATCGTGTGCCTCCTTGAGCAACCAAAGCGCGTGTTGGCTCCTTACGGGTTCGCCATGCGCGGCTTTGTTGCCGTGCATCCGCAACGCGTGGAGTTTGTCGAGTACAACCTTCGGCGTGATCGCGATGAAGGCGTCGTTCTTCAATAGATCAACGAATGTGGGCAGGTCCGGCTTTGGCAGCCGTAGCTCGCGATAGATATCCTTCGTCAGATTTTCTGCGAAGAGCCGAAGCTTGACGAGTGCGCTTGCAGGATCAGCGTGAGCATACGCTTCTGCAAAGGCGCCAAGACCTGCAAGTTCAGGCCAGCCGTCACGAAGGATTTCGAAATTGACAGACTTCATGCCATCGCCTCCGCGAGCGCGGCGTCGAAGGCAGCTCGGTTGGCAACCACGACCGGGACTTCGTGCGGGTTGTCCAGCTTGTCTGCGACATCCAGACGGAGACGCTTCAGGAAGTAGTAGAGCAGCGCCTTTCGAACCATGACTTCGGTGCGCCCGTTCGTCATTTCAAAATCTTGGGCGATGATCGATCGCTGGTTCTCGCTCAGAGCTGGATTCGGTGCGAGCGCGACCGCGAAGCGATCATGCCAAAGCTTGTCGTCATTCGCGGACGCGCCGGACAGTCCATGCTTTCGGGTCTTCATGCATCGCGAGAGGATGAAGTCCTTGAACTTGTGGTCGATGTGACAGAAGGCACGGATATGCCAGCGCAGTCCGTCATTGCCGAGAGCGTGGGGAGAAATCCGCCTCCACTCGGGGGTGGGCTTCTTGGCGCTCATCGACTGGTAGAACACCTCTATGGAATGGTCTTCTCTAACGGCCTTGAGGACATCGCGAAGGACGTCGGCCTCCACGCGCCGGTGTGGAATAGGCAGGGCATCATGCTCGGGCGCCGATGCAAGCCAGGCTTCGGTTACACCAGACGCTCCTCCGTTGGTCTCGCGCAGATGGGCAAGGTACGTGGATGCATTGGGCTGCATGAAAACAGGCTTGAAATCGTCCGCCGCTTTGTAGCGCTTGGCGCTCTTGTCGTAGATCAGATTCCCCGGTGCCTTCTCCTCGTAGAGTGTCAGGTCCTTTGAGGCCTGGGGCACGGACACGCCGAACTGGTCTACGATGTCGGCACGGTTGATGCCGCCCTCCCAAAAGAGGCGGAATTCAATGAACTCCAACCGTTTTTCGACACCCCAGCGCATGGCAGGTCCTCGTTGAGCAGGCAGGACGAGAGTGCCCACCAGAATCGTTTGATGATGGGTATATAAACTATCCGCATCTCTGCGATCAACCCCTCGCGCGGACTTTTTGGGTGGAGTTCAATCGTCAGTGTCTGCCTGAAAGCGCGGCCGCTGCTCGTTCCACGCTGCAGGAAAGGGCTCTAGCACGCGCGCGAGCGTCACCTCCGGCCCGTGCTTCCCGTCCAGGATCGCCACAACGATGTCGGGCGAAAGCAGCGTCAACCGCAGGACGCGGGTCATGTAGGAGGGCGCGATCCCATCGCGCTCCGCAAGTTCGGCAATGGTGGCGAACTCGCCAGATTCGAGCATCCGCTTCCATCGGAACGCACGGGCCAGCGCCTTGACGAGTGTGTTGTCAGTCCGCGGCGAGTGCAGGGCGCCCTCGGGCATCTGCATTTCTTTCCGCCCGCCACGCTTCACGATGCGGAACGGGACATGGAGCGTCACAGTCTCCGGGATCGGCGTGCTGCGGCTCATGCAGCGGCCTCGATGCCGCCGGCCAGCATCTCGCGGGCCAGGCCGCCGAGGCCGTCGATGCGCAGGCGGACGTTGAGCCCGTCAGTGCCGATTTCCACGCGTTCGACCAACAGCGCCACGATGCGGGCCTGCTCTGCGGGGAAGAGCTCGTCCCACATCGGGTCGAGTTGCAGCAGGGCCGTACGGGCGTCGGCCTGAGTTATGTCGTCGGCATGCTTGCGCGCCGCCTTCCCTGTACCCGCTACGATTTCCGGCTGGCGGAAGACAGCGTGCAGCTGGTCGATGACGGCCGTCTCGATCTCGCCCGCGGGCACGCGGCCGACCGGGCACGATCCGGCGCCATGTTTCAGCACCGTCTGGCTGACATAGTAGCGGTAGAGCCGGTCGCCCTTGCGGGTATGCGTCGGTGAGAACGCCGCGCCATCGGGTCCGAAGAGCAGCCCCTTCAGCAGCGCCGGGGTCTCGGCACGCGTGCGTGCGGCGCGCTTGCGCGGGCTGTCCTGCAGGATCGCATGGATTCGGTCCCACGTCTCGCGGTCGATGATAGCGTCGTGCTCGCCGGGATAGCTCTCGCCCTTGTGGACCGCCTCGCCGATGTAGGCGCGGTTGTTGAGCATCCGGTAGAGGTACTTCTTGTCGATCCGGTTGCCGCGGGGCGTGCGGAGGCCGCGCTTCGCGACCTCCCGCGCCAGTTCCGTTCCCGAGCCGATCTCGAGGAAGCGGGCGAAGATCCAGCGGACATGCTCGGCATGTTCGGCGTCGATGACCAGCTTCCGGTTCTCGACACGGTAGCCGTAGGGCGGCACCCCGCCCATCCACATGCCCTTCTTCCGGGAGGCCGCGACCTTGTCGCGGATCCGCTCTGCGGTCACCTCACGCTCGAACTGGGCGAAGGAGAGCAGGATGTTCAGCGTAAGCCGGCCCATGGACGTGGTCGTGTTGAACGACTGCGTGACCGAGACGAAGGTGACGCCGTTGCGGTCGAACACCTCCACCAGCTTGGCGAAATCCGCCAGCGAGCGGCTGAGGCGGTCGATCTTGTAGACCACCACCACATCGACCAGCCCTTGCTCGATATCGGCGATCAGCCGCTTCAATCCGGGCCGCTCCAGCGTGCTGCCGGAGATGCCGCCATCGTCATAGCGGTCGCGCACCAGCACCCATCCCTCGGAGCGCTGGCTGGCGATGTAAGCCTCGCAGGCCTCCCGCTGGGCGTCGAGGCTGTTGAACTCCTGCTCCAGCCCTTCTTCCGAGGACTTGCGGGTATAGACGGCGCAGCGGCGCTTGATCTTCACGTCGGTCATGAGCGCCTCCGGCTCTTCAACCCGAAGAAGACCCAGCCGTTCCAGCGTGTGCCGGTGATGGCGCGGGCGATGGCCGAGAGCGACTTGTAGGGCCGGCCCTGCCAGTCGAAACCGTCGGTCGTGACGGTGACGAGATGCTCGACGCCCTGCCATTCGCGGATCAGCCGCGTGCCGGCGATGGGCGTCAGGTCGGCGCGGACGCGGCTCTTCTTGCGGTCACCGCCGTCGAGTTCCTCGCCCAGCCGTTCGAGCCGCTTGACGGTTTCGGGCTTCAACCCGCCATAGGCGAGTTCCTGGATGCGGTAGGCGAGCCGGCTTTCGAGGTAGCGTCGGTTGAAGGGCGGCGGGTCGCTGTCGAACAACTCGCGCCACTGGGCCTTCAGTTCCGGCGTCTTCATGGTCTTGAGCGCGGCCAGGCGCGCGGGGATGGGATCATGCGTGTTCATGCGGTCCTCCGGTTGGTTGGACCTGCACTACCGCTCTGGTCGAGTGAGTTGTGTAGCGGAAAGTCTCCGTTCTCCGCAGAGAGTTGCCCGTTCTCCCGCATCCGAAGTCTGATCAGCCCGGCGGCCAGCAGGCGGCAGAGTTCCGCGCGGCGCTCGGCGGGGGACAGCATGTCGGGTGGCAGGGGGTTGGGGCGTTTCATGCGGCGGCGCGGCCCATTTCGCGGAGCACCGCCGCGCGGATCGCGGCACGGTTCCAGCGGAAGTTCAGATGGCAGTTGGCGGCGTATTTCGACAGCCCGAAATCCATGCCGCTGGTCTCGAAGCCGGCGCGCTGTAGCAGTTCGATCTGCCGCATGCTGGCGGGATCGTTGAGCCAGCGCCTGCTCTTGGCGGCCGCGCTGGAGGTCTCGGTCATGCGCAGGAAATCGTCGGCCGCCGCCAGCGCCTGCACCCGTGTGCCGACCGCAAGGGGGCGGATCGCCTGGCCCCTGGGCCGGCCGAGCGCATGCCACAATGTTCCGTCGTGGAACACGCCGGCCCAGCCCTGGAAACCGCTGGCCATCAGAGCCTGGCCGTCGCCGTGCAGGTCGCACCAGAAGAAGGGAGAGCGATCCAGAAGGTCGATCTCGGTCATCTCGAAAGCGGTCAGCAGGCGCTTCTCGCCGATCTCTCGGGTGAAGATGTGGCCGCAGAGATCGCAGATGGAGGCGCCAAGCGGCAGTTCGGCCTCGCAGGACGGGCAGGTCTTCCACGGGCGCTCGCCGTGTGGGGTCTCGTCCTCGTCGAGGTCGATCTCCTGTTCGAGCGTGCCATGGCGAAGCGCCGCGCCCGCGAAATCCAGCACGATGCAGTCGGTCTTCACGATACCGGGGAAGCGTTCGGGATCGACCCGGCGCAGCCCGCGTCCGACCGCCTGAATGAAGGTGCCCTTGTGCAGCATGGGGCGCAGGATGCCGATGCAGCCCACGGGCTGGCTGTCGAAGCCTTCCGTCAGCACCATGCAGTTGGTGAGCACCTGAATCTCGCCCCGGTCGAAGCGGGCGATGAGGTCCGCGCGCGCCCGCGCCGGCATGTCTCCCGTGATCGTTTCGGCCGAAACGCCGGCGGCCCGAAACGCTTCGGCCACCGCTTGGGCATGGTCCACGGTCGCGCAGAAGAAGATCGTGCGCCGGTCGGCGGCCTTGTCCGTCCAGTGCTCGACCACGGCCTCGTTGAGCACCGAGCGATTGAGCACCTTGTCCGCCTGGCGCATGTCGAAATCGCCGGCGGTGCTGTCGATGCCGGAGAGTTCATCCTCGATCCCGAGGTCGATGGTGAAGGTCCGGGGCGGAACCAGCAGGCCACGCGCGATGAGCGTGCCGATCCGCAGGTGATAGCCGACATTGCTGAAGGTCTTCCGCAAACTGCGGCCATCGCCGCGGCCGGGCGTGGCGGAGAGGCCGAGAAGCTTCAGGTCCGGATTGGCGTCGCGCGCATGGGCGAGGATCGCCTGGTAGCTCGCGGCGGCCGCGCGGTGGCATTCGTCGATCACCAGATGGCTCAGCTTCGGCATGGAGCCGCGGCGGTGTTCCCGGGCGAGCGTCTGCACGCTGCCGAAGATCACCTGGCCGTCCCAGCAATCCCGTTCTGCCTTCACCACCGATGTGCCGAGGCCCGAGATCTGTCCGATCGCCGACCGGTTCTGCTCGATGAGTTCATCGGTGTGCTGAAGAACGAGCACCTTGGCATCGCCGTTCCGCTCCGCCTGTTCGCCGACATAGAAGCCGGCGATGGCCGTCTTGCCGGCTCCGGTCGGCAGCACGAGCATGGTATTGCGGTGTTCGGCGGTGCGGTCATGGGCGGCGTCGACCGCCGCCCGCTGATAATCGCGTGGGATCATGGCAGCCTCCCTCAGCGCGCCCAGAACGGCGCACCGCTGGAGGAAGGCGCCGGCGAAGCTGACTGCGCCGGGGGCGTCTGCGGCGGCGCCGTCACCGCAATGCCGGCCGAGGGCGCGGCCCCCATCACGGCGGCATATTGCGCGTGCTCGGGACCGATGGCCGCCTTGATCACGTTGCGCCCGGCATCGTCGGGGTTGTTGCGGTCTTTCTCGACGCCGACCTTGGCCACGAAATCGAGCCCGTTCAGATCGCCGAGGCTGCGGATCATCCGGGCTGCGCGTGCCGCCTCGGACTGGTCGCTGGCCTTGATGCCACGCGCCGATTCCAGAATGCCGCGGATCAGCGCCCGGCCGCGATTGGCGTAGCTGTCCTCGCCGCGCTCGTTGAGGCTCTTTCCCTTGAACCCGATGCGCGTGTAGATGCGTCGCCGCGCGTGGGGGCCTTCCAGCACCACGGCTTCGGTGTTGAGGTAGAGCGCGGAACTGGTGCGGCTCTGGGTGAGCCAGCCCTCGGGGCCGGCGCCGCCGGGGCGAATGGTCAGCGTCACCTTGACGAGAGTGTTTGCCGGGATCAGGTCGAATGCGGCGTCCTGGGCGTCGGCGCCGTTGAAATCCATGTTGTCCGCCATGGGTCAGGCTCCTTTCGTCGTGGGATTGGTCCGGGCCGGCTGCTGCGGCAGATCGAAGTCGAGATCGGCGCTCGCCTGCGCGCCGGAGCCCGCGCGGATCTTCGCCATCAGGCGGCCGAGATGGGCCTGCTCGATCATTGAGAGCCGGCCGCTGCGGTCCTTCGCCGGAAAGCCGAAATCGTTGATCGTGGTGCAGATGAAGGCGCGGAACGGTTCACCTTCCTGGGGGCGGATTTCCGCGAGGGTGATGACCTCGTCGACGATGCCGGGCAGCTCGAGCCCGGTCTTCGAGCCTTCGATCTGCATCGCGAAATACGGCTTGCCGAAATCATCGATCTTCCGGTCGAGCAGGCCCACGAGCCAGATGTTCTTGCGCGGCGTGTGCTGCAGGTGCGTGAGCCAGCCGATCATTTCCTGGCCCAAAAGCCCGTAGGCGCCCCGCAGGTCGAGCTTGCCGCTGCGGTCCGACTGCGCCTGCGGCTGCCCCTTGCACCATTGCATGCAGATGCGAGAGGCGACGGAGATCGAGTCGACGAAGATCGTGTCGTACTTGTCGAGCAGGGACGGATCGCCGAAGGCGGCGCAGACGCGGTCGTAGTCGCGCTGGCTGTAGGGCTGATCCTCGCGCATCGCCGGGTTGGGGCCGCCGATCCAGCAGGCGAGATCGCGGGCCCGCTCCCAGTCGCGGACCCGGATTTCGTCGCCGGGCCAGCCCTGCACGGCGAGTTCGCCGGCCTCGAGATTGACGAACAGGGTGCGCTCGGCATCGAGCGTCCAGAGCTGGCTGGTCTTGCCGATGCCGGAGATACCGGTCAGCACCCCCTTGATGCCGCGCACCTCCTTGAGACGTTCATCGGCGGTGATGATCTTCAGCGGGGCGGGTTGGAACGGCGCGCTCATTTGCGCGCCTCCAGATCGCGGGCGGCGGCCGCGACGGCGTTGTCGCTACCCTTGGCGCCCTGACGCCGCGCCATGCGCAGCATGTCCTCCAGCGCCAGGATGGTCTGGCCGAGGCTGCGCCGCTCTTCCTCGAGCGCGACGAGGGCAAAGGCAATGTCGTCGACGCTTGCACGGTCCAGAGGGCGCGTGCGCGCCGGGCGTTCGGCCAGCGACGGGACGGCGATGGTATCGGGAAATGACGCCGACCAGTGCGACTGGCGGAGTTTTTCGAGGGGGGATTTGAACATCTGCTGCTCCTTTTCGTCTTGCCCAGGGATCGTCCGTAAGGTGTCGGCTGCCGGGCCCGACGCCGCCCTGGAGCTCGCGGTCGGGGTGTTTCCCTGAGGGTCTTTCATTCCCCCGAAGGCCCGGCATGAATTGGCTTGAGTGCTTGCCCTCACTTACCGGCGCGGGGCCGCAACTGTCGGGGCGGCCTCGAAATACCCGTCGAGGCCCATCTCGGTGGCGATCTCGCGGATTCTGCCCAGCCGCTCGTAGATGGTGCTGCGATGCACACCGAGCGCGCGCGCCGCCTCCGAGATGCTGAGCTGGCTGACGGCCATCGCGACCTGCCGTGTCGCCGGGCAGAGTGCCGCCAGGAGCCGGCCGACATCGCCGCGCAGGCCGGGGCCGTGGGCCAGCGAAAACTCATCGACCGGATCGAGCGCCGCGGCTTCGGGCAGGACGTCCGAAAGGGTCAGGCCCCCGTCGTCATTGCCGAGCGGCGCGTCGATGCAGAGCATGGCCCGTTCGGCGCGCATGGCCATGGTGCTGCTTGCAAGCGTCGCCACGCGATTGGTGATGATACGATCCGCGAAGGTGTCGAAGGAGGACTTCGCCGGATCGAAATTCTGCGCGCGCCTGATGAGATCGAGGCGCAGTTCCTGCTCGATGTCCTCGGCATCGAGCCCCGGCACGGTGCCCGAACGCGCCAGGCGCGCCGCGCGGATGCGGATATTGCGGGAAATGCGGGTGGTGGGATCGGTAAGCTGTTGAAGCTGCTCCATGGTTTTCGCCTTCGTCCAGGTGGACGGGCACGCGGCCCGAGTACCCGGCTCCGGCGAAATTTCGCTGGGACGGCCTCGAAATCAGGGGATCGGCGAACGAGAAACCCCACGAAACCGAACGGTTTCATGGGGTTGGGCGGAACGAAAAAAAATGCGGGGGGTCAGTCGTCGTCGGCGAAATTTCGTCTGGAGATGCCCGCGACGCCCTGCTTCAACCCGCTGCCGTCGATGGCAAACTTCGCGACATAGTGCCCGGCATCGTCCCCGATGGGGTCCTCGGCGATCCCGGTGAAGGCTGAGAGACGCTCGCTCACGAATTGCTTGTGCTTCTGGGCGCGACTGTTGCCCACGGGGATACGGCCGCCGTGAAGCGCGAAACGGCGCAGCCACGCCCACGGGAGTCGTGCTTTGCCCGTACGCTTGTCCGCCATGCCGATATCGGCGGGCGCAACGGCGCGATGAACGCCCGGCCCGCTCAGATTGAAGAGCTCGTCATTCTCGAATACGATCCGGATCGACGACCAGGTCGTCCCGGGCGGCAACGCCAGCGCAGGTGGCCTCGATGCATCATCGTCGGAGCCCGGAAGCTTCACGATGAGATCGTGAAAGATCGTACTGAGATCGAATCGAGGTGCGAGCGTGTTTCGTGGATCCCAGACCACGACATCGTCTAGCAGGAAGACGCGCGCTCCCTCGTCGGTCAGCCTCGTAGTCAGGTCAGCATCAATGACCGAAGCATGCGGGATCAGTACCGCCTTGGGGCCCGGCGTTCGGAATACAGGCGCCAGATCGGCGAAGGCCAGGGGATTCCCGTTTTCGGCGAGACCCAGGAATATGGCGAACCCGACGCCCGCCCGAACATCGTAGCGTCCGAGCGCGCGCACGGGCTTGGGAACAGTTGCCGCGGGCGCGTCTTGCACGCCAAAGGCGCGGATCAGAGCGGAGGCGAGCTTTCCACGGTGAAGCACGAGAATCCGAACGTCATCCTTTTCGAGACGGAGGGTATCGCAACGCTGCGGAACATCGCCGCAATCCGCACGGAACCTGCCGTTGGGCAACGCGACGAGATTGCGAAGGCAGCCGTTTTCGCTGGATCGGGGGCACACAAGGTTCTCGGCAAAATCGCCGGTTCTTTGCAGCAGTGCCCCGGCGATGGCCCAGTCTGCGCCGAGTTCTCGTACCCAGTCGCGTTGCGGAGCCGCCCCGCCAAGCGCCTCAAGCGCCCGCCAGAAGCGGCTCGTCCTCATCGATGACATCCGTTTCTCGATTGATGTTGAAGAACCCCCGCTCACGTAGCCAGGCCTCGACCCGTTCTGCGTCCGAATCCCGGTCGTAGCGCGCCGAGTCGAGGCGGATGTGAACGCCGCGCTCGCGACTCGAATCGTCAAACAGGAAGCCGAACTTGGCGGAAGTGATCTTTCCGCGCGACAGTGCATCCTGCCATCGCGTTCCGAGAGACTGGTAGAGGTGAGATGAGCGCCGAATGTCGATTTGCGGAGGATCACCCGGGATCACACGCACGACTTCCAGCAGGCGGACGCGCGTCACGCCTTCGATATCGCCGCATTTCAGTATGTCGGGGCCGACCGACCTGATAGGTGCAAGGGTGAACACATCCCCATCACCGAAGTAGTTGGACCTGCCGAAGATCAGTTGGCCGATCGTCTTGCGGTAGAGATCGCGCTCGCCCTTGGTCTCTGCGTTGATCCCGAGTAGGTCCAGCATGGCATCGTAGATGACAACATCGTGCTTTTGCGGCCGGTAGAAGGCAGCGCCGGATTCCCCGTCTTCTTCGTGCTTGCCTTCCCGAACCGCGGCCTTCCCGTGCCGAATGACCAGCCAGAACTTTCGTTCGCGGCTGAAAACGAAGGCCCGCACGCCCCGGCCCTTGCGGCGTTCGTCGAACCACGGGTTCATAATTTCGGCCATCTGAGCAAGATGCGCTTCCGTCACCTCCGGAAGGTCGTTCTCGTCGCCGTGCCTGCCTGGATAATACTGAAACGCCGACTTGTTGAAGGCGATGGCCCGGACGGTCCTGGCCTCCAGAACGCTGGGCCGTGCGAGGTGGATTTGCACGGCTACATCGGCAGTCGTGGACTTTTCGGCGGGCGCAATTGCGATCCCCTCCTCGGCGGCGCGCTCGAGCAGCCACTCGAGGGTTTCGTCCGACGCGGCCTCGTCGATGTAATAGAGACCGTTCATCAGCTCCGTTGGCATGCCGGGATCGTAGGTCAGAAGAACCTTCGCCAGATCGTTGTGCGGGAACTCGTCCTCGGGATCGGTCGGGAAGGTGAATTTGCGCCGCGCAAAGTATTCCCGCCACGGGTTGAGAAGATCGATCAGGTGAACGTTTGCAATCCGTTTCAAGCCGTCCGGCCGGATGAATACTTTGGGGTTGAATGACGCCATGCGCGACTCCGCTCCAGGATGAATCGGGGGGAGTTCAGGCTATCGACGGAACCCTTTTCATTCAAGTATTTGTTCGCGAAGTGTTCTCGAAGAGACGTCCGACAGTCGGCCACCCCCGCCGGTATGTGAGGAAAGGCAGCTGGAGCTTTTCCCCATGATCGCAGTTTCCGATCGCGCCCGGCGCGGTCTCACCCCCTCGTTTCCCACAAGTCTCGCGCGCATTGCGGGAGGCGTTTCATGATCGATCCGGACGAACGCGAGCGGCAAGCGCTTCAAACCGCCATGAAATTCATGGGCGAGCTGATGGCCGAGATCGGCTGGACGACCCGTTTCAACGAGCTTTCGGCCGAGCAGGCCCGGGCGCTCGCCGAAGCCGCCATCGATGGCTTTCAGGAGGCCACGGCCGCCTCGGCGCCGAAGACCGACATGGAGATTCCCTTCTGATGGCGGCGCTTCTGGACTTCAACCATCGGGAGAAGAAACCCGATTTGGCGGATACGGTGAACGCGCTCATCGACGCCGCCCTGACAGCCGAGAACGCGGGCCGACCTGCGCGCGACTATCTCGGGGGCAGCCGTCTGGGCGATGCCTGCCAGCGGCGGCTGCAATACGAATACCTCAAGGTGCCGAAGGACGACGGCGCGGGTTTCACCGGCCGTTCCTTGCGCATCTTCGCGCTTGGTCATCTTCTCGAGGATCTTGCCATCGACTGGCTGCGCAAGGCCGGGTTCGATCTCAGAACCCGCAACCGCCATGGCGAGCAGTTCGGCTTCTCCGCCGCCGCCGGCCGTCTGCAGGGGCATGCCGATGGCGTCATCGTGGCGGCGCCGAACGGCATGGCGGTTCCGGCGCTCTGGGAGTGCAAGTCGGCCAATGCGAAGAACTGGCGCGACATCGCCAGGCGCGGCGTGGTCAAGGCCAAGCCGATCTATGCCGCCCAGATCGCGCTCTATCAGGCCTATCTCGGGCTCACCGAGGCGCCCGCGCTCTTTACCGCGATCAACAAGGACAGCTGCGAAATCTGGCACGAACTGGTCCCGTTCGACGCCGAACGCGCGCAGGCCGCCAGCGACAAGGCGGTCCGCATCCTGCGCGCCTGCGATGCGGGTGAACTCTTGCCCCGGCACACGGAGGATCCCGAACATTTCGAATGCCGCTTCTGCGCCTGGAAAGAGAGGTGCTGGGCATGACGGACGCGCCACTGAACACCCCCGACACGACGCCCGTTCCCGATCGCGACATGATCGCCACCTACGCAAGCGCGGTGTTCGGCTATTGCGAGCATCTGGTGCCGGTGCGGGCGCTGGCCGAGAAGGGGGCGGCGGACGCTCCGCCGCACACGCCGTTCCTGCCCGCCGACAACACGCTCGCCGAGATGCTCGCACGCCAGGCGGATTGGGCGGCGAGCGCGGGCATGGCGCTCTTCGTCGTGCCAGGAACCGTCGGGAACCCCGGCGATGCCCGCGCCGAGCACATTCTGCAGACTCAGGTCGTGCTGGTCGATCTCGACCATGGCGACATCGCGGCTAAACGCGCCCATCTCGAACGCCATGTGGGGCGGCCCACGCTGGTCGTCGCCTCGGGCGGCGTGACGGTTGAAGGACAGCGCAAGCTGCACATCTACTGGCGCCTGACCGAGCCGGCGGAAGGCGAGGACATCGCCCGCGTTTGCCGGCTGCGGCAGACGATTGCCGCGAAGGTCGGCGGCGATCCGGCCTTCAAATCCGCCCATCAGCCGATCCGTGTCGCGGGCAGCATCCACGCCAAGGGCGGCAGCCGACGGCTCGTCAAGATCGTCGATCACGCCGAGATCGATCACGACCTTGGCGAACTCACCGAGTCCATCCTGGCGATGCCGCCGATGGAGGGGCTCTCGGATGACACGCTCGATTTCAACGGCGCAGGTCGCGGGGGCGACTCCGTTCCGGAACTGTTCGGGCGCCCCGTTCGCGAAGGCGGCGTCGACGGCACGACCCGCTTCGATGCGCTCTCTCGCGTCATCGGCTACTGGATCCGTCGCTGCCGCGAAGGGCATGTCACACCGGGCGAGGCCTGGGACGAGATCAAGGCCTACAATCTCGCCCGCATCGATCCGCCCTGGCCGGAGGACAGGCTGAAACGGGAAGCCGAGCGTTTGTGGCAGCGAGATCTCGAACGCAACGGGGCCTTCGACGACGATCTTCCCGAAGGCGCCGATGGCGGCGGCGGAGACAATGACGGCCCGACACCCGTGCGTTTCAGCGAGGACGCGCTGGCGGCGCGCTTTGCCGAGCGGCACGCCGATCGCTGGCGCTACGTGGCTGGATGGGGACAGTGGCTCACCTGGACCGGGGCGGTCTGGCGGCGCGAGGACACGCTGCAGGCCTTCGATCTTGCGCGCCAGGTCTGCCGCGAGGCGGCGGTGCGCGCGCCGTCTGCGCGCATTCGCACCAAGCTCTCCTCGGCCGCGACGGTGGCCGCCGTCGAGCGGCTTGCTCGCAGCGACCGCAGGCATGCCAGCACGACCGAGATATGGGACCGCGACCCCTGGCTTCTGAACACCGGTGATGGCGTGATCGACTTGCGTTCGGGCGCGCTGACGCCGCACGATCCCCAGCTTTTCATGACCAAGGTCGCGGGCGCGGCCTCGAAGGGCGCCTGTCCGACATGGGAGGCATTTCTCGACACGGTCACGGGCGGCGATGTCGAACTTCAGGCCTATCTGCGCCGGATGGCCGGTTACTGCCTGACCGGCGTGACCACCGAGCATGCGCTGTTCTTCCTCTACGGCACCGGCGCCAACGGCAAATCGGTCTTTGCCAACACGCTGACCGCGATCATGGGCGATTACGCGACCGTCGCGGCCATGGACATGTTCATGGCCACACACGGCGACCGGCATCCGACCGACATGGCGGGGCTCCGCGGCGCGCGGATCGTGACCTCCATCGAAACCGAACAGGGAAGCCGCTGGGCCGAAAGCAAGCTCAAGGCCCTCACCGGCGGCGACAAGATCACCGCCCGCTTCATGCGGCAGGACTTCTTCGAGTTCATCCCGCAGTTCAAGCTGCTGATCGTAGGCAACCACAAGCCGTCCATCCGCAACGTGGACGAGGCGATGAGACGACGGCTGCACATGGTGCCCTTCACGGTCACCATCCCGCCGGCCAAACGCGACCGCCGCCTGTCCGATCGGCTTCTGGCCGAGCGTGACGGCATCCTCGCCTGGGCGCTCCAGGGCTGCTTGGAGTGGCAGGAAACCGGGCTGCGCCCGCCCGAGGCCGTGATGGCGGCGACCGAGGATTACTTCGAGGCGGAGGACGCGCTCGGTCGCTGGATGGAGGAGTGCTGCGATGTCGGCAGCCCTTCCTACGAGTCCGGATCGACCGAGCTTTTCAACAGCTGGAAGAGCTGGGCCGAGGCGAACGGAGAATACGCCGGCTCGATGAAGCGGTTCTCCGAGACCCTGAGTGCCCGCGGCTTCGAAAAATTCAAGACCAGCACGGTGCGCGGGTTTCGCGGGATCGCCGTGAAGGACAACAAGACCGATCTTTTCGAGGGGGACTACAATGACCAGTAAAACAAGGGAAATGGCGGATGTGGCGGGTCGTGACCATATAACCGTCACGCGTGCGCACACGCGCGCCCGTGAGAGGTTTACCGAACAACCCGCCACATCCGCCACACTCGCCACCGAAGCGCAGGCCACGAACGGCGACGTTCTCCCCGATACGGTGCTCGCGCTCGATCTCGGAACCACCACCGGCTGGGCGCTGCGCGGGCACGACGGTCTGATCATCAGCGGAACGGTCTGTTTCAGGCCGAGGCGGGTCGATGGCGGCGGCATGCGGTATCTGCGCTTCACCAACTGGCTGACCGAGATCGACCGGATGTCGGGGCCCATCTCCGCCATCTGGTTCGAGGAAGTTCGGCGCCATGCGGGCACCGACGCGGCGCATGTCTATGGCGGTCTCATGGCGTCGCTGACCAGCTGGGCAGAGCTTCGTGGCGTGCCCTACGAGGGCGTGCCCGTCGGCACGATCAAGAAGCACGCCACCGGCAAGGGCAATGCGCCGAAGCAGGCGATGATCGACGCGGGGCGTGCGAGAGGCTTCGACCCCGCCGACGACAACGAGGCCGATGCCATCGCGCTGCTGATGTGGGCCATCGAGACGAAAGGAGGCATTTCATGATCCGTCCCGCGATCCTCGAGGAAGCTTGCCACGTGCTCGAAGCCCGCGCCGAGACCTACGGGCCCGCCACGGACGCTCTTCGCGCCATCGCGGCGCGCTGGAGCCTCACGCTCGGCGTGCCCGTCAGCCCCGCGCAGGTGGCGCTCTGCATGATCGACCTGAAGCTGGCGCGGCTCGCGCACGATCCCGCGCATCGCGACAGCCTGGTGGACGTGATCGGCTATGCGGCGCTGATGTCGGAGGCGGGACGATGAAGGCGATGCGCTTCACCCCGCCCGGCTATGGCGGGCGGCGCCGTGACCCCGATCAGGTCAAGCGCGACGGCTGGCGGGAACAGGGAATTCTGGCGGTGTCCGTCGACGACGAGCGGCTGAGCTGGCCCGAGCGAGAACTGGTGCGGCAACTGGGTGAGAAGCTTTATGGTCAGCGTTCCTCCAATGAGGGAGGGCGCCATGGATAGATGGACGCCTTCCCTCGTCGAGGCCCGGCTTTCCGAGGCGGCATTCGTGCTCAAACGGCTCCCCGAGCCTCGGCTTCGGGGGTATTTCAGCACGTGGCCCGAGATCATTCACAGCTTTGCCGACAAAGTGGGCCAGGAGCCGAAACGGATGCGCGTGCTGCCCTCGCCGCAGGCGATCAGCCGGATGGAGGAGACGCTTTCCTGGACGGTCGGTCTCGACCCCGTCGACGGAAAGATCGTCTGGCTTCGCGCTTACGGATATCGCTGGCGCGAGATCTGCCGCGCGGTCGGCCTTCAGCGCGCCTCCGCCCATCATCATTGGGTCTATGCCCTGTGTCTGATCGCGCACCGGCTGAACAACCGACGTCTCAATCCGCGGCTGTCCATGCAGCAGGTCATCGACCTTGCACGCGCCGACGACCCGGCGTTTTGAGCGTTCCGAAGCCCAGCGGATTTTTTTTCAGACACTTTCGCGATCCTGCCGGTATGTGAAGGGTAAGTTCGATCGGTGCGTCGGAAGGCCACCCAGTCAAGGCCACGGTTCCTTCTGGGCCGGATACGTATGCTGGCGGGCTTGGCGCGATATTTCGCCAGCGACAGGGCCGGTTTTTTGGGAAGCCACCCGGAATCCGGATCGACCCTCGGCACCGTAAAATCGTCGTAACATCAAAGACATGACCGGCCACGCGGGGTGGATGCCCCATGGATGCCGGAGTCCAGGGCGCAAGCCGGTGGACTCCGCCGCGCCGGGATCCACCACCACTCACGGAACACCGCCCATGACGCTGAGCTTCGCCCCCGAGCGGATCGAGACCTGGCCGCTGGCCAAGCTCCAGCCCTACGCGAAGAACGCCAAGGTGCACGGGGCCGACCAGGTGGCGAAGATCGCCGCCAGCATGGCCGAGTTCGGCTGGACGGTGCCCTGCCTCGTGGGCGAGGACGGCGAGCTGATCGCCGGCCACGGCCGGGTGCTGGCCGCGACGCAGCTCGGGCTGACCGAGGCGCCGGTGATCGTGCTCGGCCACCTGACCGAGGCGCAGCGGCGGGCCTATCGCATCGCGGACAACCGGCTGACTGAATCCCCGTGGGATGACGCGCTGCTCTCGGCCGAACTGCGGGACTTGCTAGCGGACGACTACGACCTGTCGCTCGTCGGCTTCTCCGACGGCGAACTCGACAAGCTGCTGGCCTTCGATCTTGACGGGGGCGGCGAAGAAGAAGGTGGTGCCGGTGGTTCGGTGCCTCCGGTGACCATCCCCGAACCGCCGCGCAACCCGGCATCGCGAACGGGCGATCTGTGGATCCTCGGCGACCACCGACTGCTTTGCGGGGACTCGACTTCGCACGACGACGTCCGTCGCCTGATGAACGGCGAGCGCGCGATCCTGTTCGCGACGGACCCGCCGTACCTCGTCGACTACGACGGCTCGAACCATCCGACCCGCAACAAGGATTGGAGTCAGTCCTACGGCGTCACCTGGGACGACAGCTCGCAGGGCGCGGACCTCTACGACGGGTTCATCAGCGCCGCCGTGGTCGAGGCGATCACCGAAGATGCCGCCTGGTACTGCTGGCACGCCTCGCGCCGCCAGGCAATGCTCGAAGCTTGCTGGGAAAAGGCCGGCGCCTTCGTCCACCAGCAGATCATCTGGGTGAAGGACCGGGGCGTGTTGACCCGGTCCCACTACCTCTGGAAGCACGAGCCCTGCTTCATGGGCTGGCGCCGCCCGAACCGCCCGCCGAAGGTGGCCGAGCAGACGCTGCCCTCGACATGGGAGATGCCGTCCTTCGCCAAGGACGAGCGCCCCGACCATCCAACTGAGTATTCCACGCGCATGTGGCCATCGATTCCATGAACATGTGGCCATCGATTCCACGAACATGTGGCCACTGGTTCCACGGCATGTGGCCACCCCTTTGAGATAGACCTGCGAGGCGATCTGA